TTTGAAGCCCGCACCGCTTGGTTTTCCCGTGACCACTGACACGGTGGAATCCATCGGCCCCGCACGCGTGTTTCGCGACAAGGTTTTCACCTCGCGCACCCTGATCCTGCCCAGCGGCGAGACGCTTCCTGTTATCGAGGGTCGCGTTACCGCGTTTGGGGATGATCAATATGCGTTCTTGAAAACGCATCCAGATCTGGAGCAATTGGTGGAGTAATCAAAATGATCGGAATGGACCGCCACACCGGCCAGCCCATTTCCGGTATTGCTCACCTACGTCAGTCCGTTCCAGACATTTTGGGCACACCGTTGGGCAGCCGCCGGCATCGGATGGATTACGGCAGCAAGATACGGAGGTTTGTTGACTTGCCCGTTACTGAGGGCTGGAAAAGCGCCGTACAGGCGGAAGTCGCCCGCGCCCTTGGGCGTTGGGAGCCGCGCTTGAAGCTGGATCAGGTGCGTGTCCTGTCCGTTATCGGCGGGCAAATTAACCTGAGGATCGTCGGGCAATACCTGGGCGACAGTGTCACGCTGGAGGTGGCCGTATGAGTATCGTAGATCTGTCGTCGTTGCCGGCGCCGACCGTGTTGGAACCGCTGGACTTTGAAGAGGTTTTTCAGGAAGGGCTGGGGGTTTTCCGCGGGTACATGGGTGGCAACTGGACCGCCGCGCTGGAAAGCGATCCGGTGGTGAAGGTGCTGGAAGTTGGCGCTTACATCAAGGTCGGCAACCGCGCCCGGGTCAACGACGCTGCCAAAGCGCTGTTACTGGCCCATGCCATCCGTGGTGACCTCGATCACTTGGGGGCCAACGTCAATCTTAAGCGTCTGGTCATCCAGGCCGAGGATCTGCTGGCGGTACCGCCGGTGCCTGAGATCAAGGAGGGCGACGACGCGTATCGCGAGCGTATCCAGTTGGCCTATGAGGGGTTGACCACGGCCGGCCCGCGTAACAGCTACATCCTGCATGCGCGCAATGCCTCGGGTTTAGTTGCCGATGCCACGGCTGAAAGTCCGGCACCTTGTTACGTTACGGTAACGGTGTTGGGTTTGAACGGTGAAGGCGCGGTCTCGCCGGATCTGCTGGACACGGTAGCCCGCGCGCTGAATGACGACGACGTGCGGCCGGTGTGTGATCGGGTGACGGTGCAAAGCGCCCAGGTGATCCGCTACCAAATTGAGGCGATTTTACACATGACCAGCGCTGGGCCCGAAGCGGATGCCAGTTTGGCAGAGGCAAAAAGTCGCTTGGGGGCCTGGATCAATCCGCGCAAACGGCTGGGTGTTGAGGTGGCGCGGTCCGGCGTAGATGCTCAGTTGCACGTTGCCGGCGTTTCCCGGGTTGAGTTGGTCGGATGGCAGGACTTGGCCCCGACCAAGGCTCAGGCGGCGTTCTGTACAGGTTACACCGTGACGCTGGCGGGCTGATATGAAAAGCCTACTGCCGCTCAATAGCACACAACTGGAGCGCGCCATGGAGGCGACGTTCTTCGAGAAAACGATCATCCCTCTGCGCGACCTCTATAGCGCCGATACCTGCCCGGTCCATTTACTCCCCCACCTGGCGTGGGCGTGGTCGGTCGACCGCTGGGACTACCGATGGACCGAGGCGACCAAGCGCGCCGCCATCAAGGCGTCTTACTACATTCATGCCCACAAAGGGACCATCGGCGCGCTGCGCCGTGTGGTCGAGCCCCTGGGCTACCTGATCGAGATTATCGAGTGGTTCAAGATGGTGCCGGAGGGTGTCCCGGGCACATTCGCGCTGAAGGTCGGTGTCCTCGATACAGGGATTACCGAGGAAATGTATCAGGAGCTGGAGCGCCTGATTGACGACGCCAAGCCAGTCACCCGACAACTGACGGGGCTGGCGATTAGCCTCGAAACTCAAGGCTTTTTGAACATCAGTGTTGCCCTTTACGAAGGCGACGAAATCGACGTTTACCCGCCGGTCATGCGTGACATTGAGGTCACCGGGTCTTTTGGCGTGGTCGGACGCGAACACTCCATAGACACCCTGGACGTTTATTATGATTGATGCGAATTCGCAGTTTTTCGCCATCCTCACGAAAGTGGGGAGAGCCAAGCAGGCGAACGCCGACGCGCTCGGTATCCCCTGGAAGATCACTGATATGGGCGTGGGTGATGCAAATGACACCGACCCAATTCCAAATGAGGCGCAAACCCGCCTGATCAATGAATGGCGCCGACGTCCATTGAATCAGCTCCGGGTTGACCCAGCCAACTCGGCAGTGATCATCGCCGAGCAGATTATCCCGGCCGACGAAGGCGGGCGTTGGATTCGCGAAATCGGTCTGTATGACGCGGACGGTGATCTGATTGCGGTTGCCAACTGCGCGCCGAGCTTCAAGCCGATGCTGTCGCAGGGCTCCGGCCGCACGCAAGTGGTGCGGATGAATTTCATCGTGTCCAGCACTGGCAACATCACGCTCAAGATCGACCCGGCTGTGGTGCTGGCAACTCGTGAGTATGTCGATCAGCGGATTCTGGAGGAGCTTTACAAGCTCGACAGTAAGCAGTCGGTACGTGTGGCCACCACGGGCAACATCGCTTTGGCGGGACTTCAAACTATCGATGGCATTGCTCTGGTGGCAGGTCATCGGGTTTTGGTGAAAAACCAAACGGTCGCTAAAGACAACGGTCTGTACATCGCGGCAGCCGGTGTTTGGAGCCGCGCGCTGGATGCCGATACCAGTGCCGAGGTGACATCGGCGCTGCTGGTGTCTGTTGAGCAAGGCGCGACGTTGGCCGACACCCGCTGGCAACTGGTCACCGATGGCGTGATTGTCCTGGGCGTAACGGCCCTGACGTTCCAGAACGTAACCCAAGGTTTTGCGCCGATTAACTCCCCGGCTCTTTTGGGTGTTCCTACAGCACCAACGGCCGATCAGAGCGTTAGCAATACGCAGATTGCCACAACAGCTTTCGCCAAGCAGATGTTGGCAGCTGTCGGTTTTGGTGATGTCACGCCGACCGCGACCATCCCCGACATGAACGACGTAAGCTTTCCGTCAGGGTTTTACTATGCCAGTGCAGCAGGTACCAAGAACTTGCCGGTAGCGGCAAATGGCACGGTTCTTCACAAGATTTATGGTGGTGGTGGCTTACAAATCTTCCAGGCATACGCCAGTAATGCTCTTCTCTGGCGCCGAAAAAGTCTTGCTCAATGGGAGGCATGGAACTCCCTCGCCGCGCTGGATAGCCCTGTCTTTATCGGAAGCCCGGCGGCACCAACTCCGCCTCAGTTCTCTAGCGATAAGTCGGTGGCGACGACTGAGTTTGTGCAGCGCGCGCTGGGTAATTATCGGCGCTTCACCAGCCTGACCTCTGAAACAACGTTGACGGAAACGGCGGTTGGCACCCTTGTAACGGTCATCGGGACGTTTAACTTGACCCTGCCGATGGCCAGTCTTTTGCCGTCTGGTGGGGCGATTCACTTCCGCAACATTGGGAGCGGTGTTGTCACTGTTGTTTGTGCTGGCACTGACAGCATCAACTCTGGCACCGGGGCGGTTACGACAATTCTGTTGCAGCCTGGCGCAACGTTGGAGCTGAGTAGTAATGGCGATAAGGCCTGGTGGGCGGCCGGTTCTGCCCAATTGCAGTATTCCAGGGTGTTCAGTTCTACCCCGGTGCAGTTCGATACCAGCGACTTAGTGGTGAACGCAAGGTTCGTAAAGCGGATGGGCATGGAGTGGAGCAGTTTCAATTCCGTTTCTGCCAGCACCACGCTTTCCAATGCGAGCGTCGGTAGCATCGTTAACGTGGGAGCTGCCGCAGCAGTGACCATAACCTGCCGCCAACTGCGCCTATCGTGTCTGGCGGGATGATCAAGGTGGTAAGCGGTGGTGCTGGGTCTGTAACCATATCTGGGTCGAACGGAGAGCTTTGTACGAACTTGAGCGGTAGTGCTATTACCCTTGTTCTTGGGCAGGGGGACTCGGCGATATTGGCGCGCCTGACGGGCGAGTGGCGATTGGTTGGCGGCTCGATGGCGCTGAAGTACTCGGCCCTGTTTGCAGCGTCTATGACATTGCCCGGTATCTCCAAGCTGCCAAGTGGCTTCGTCGAGCAGTGGGGGCAGGGCACAATATCCACATCCGGTGATGTGGAAATTGTCTTCCCTGTAGCGTGGAGCATCATGCCACTTGGCATCCATGTCACGCCGGTACTCGGCCAGGACGTGGCAAGGGCCACAACTATGATGGCGACATACAAGCCTGCTACGGGGTTAACTCGGTTCGCTGTGGGTGGTTTCCTGAACGGCTCTCGAATCGGTGAAACGTTCTTCTGGCGAGCGATTGGGAAAATTTAAGGAGCAACCATGTTTTACAGCGCAAAAACCGGTGGTTTCTACGATCCGGAGTTTCATGGCGCTCGCCTCATGACTATCACGGATCCCGCCTGGATTAGGCCTACAACAGATGTCGTCCTGGAGCCAGGTGAGTCGTTGTGGGTCAATGGCGATTTTCGCCAGAACGATACGGATGAGGCGATCACATTCCGCGATGTTCCCGACATGAATGCCGATCCTGACACGATTGAAGTCGACAACCCCGATTGTTTGATTCCAGCCGACGCCGTGGAAATCACTTCCGAAGTTCGCGCGCAGCTGCTGGCTGGTAATGCACTGGGCAAGTCCATCGCGGCTGATGAAAATGGCTACCCAGTCCTTGTAGATGCCCCTCCCGCGTCTGCTGAAGAGCTTGCGGGCCAGGAAAGGCAATGGCGCGATGCCCAGTTGGCCCTTAGCGATGGTGTTGTTTCTCGCCATCGGGACGAGCTGGAAGAGAGCCAGGAAACCACATTAACTGCCGTGCAATACACCGAGCTTCAGTCCTACCGCCGAGCACTTCGCAACTGGCCGGAGGCGGGAGAGTTTCCGTTGATTGAACATCGCCCGCCGACGCCTCTCTGGCTGGCTGGTCAAATCAAATAAACGCCCCGCACTGACGGGGCGTTTTCTTTTCCGTTACACGCAACACGAACAACCACGGCCTCGCTCACGCGGGGCTTTTTCGTTTCTGGAGATTGAACCCTATGAGTTTCTTTCACGGCGTTACCACGACCGACATCAAGACAGGGGCGCGCACTATTTCCTTGCCGTCGTCTTCCATTATCGGGCTCTGCGACACCTTCACCCCGGGCGGGCTGGATGGCGGCACTGCCAAGGCCGGCGAGTTGAAGTTGATCACCTCTGAGCGCGAAGCCATTGCCGCTTTCGGTGCTAATTCGGCGATCACCAAGGCCTGTAAGGCGATCTATACCAAGGCCAAGGCGGTGATCGTCGCCATCGGCGTGCCGAAGCTGGAAGACGCGGCGCTGCAAACCTCGGCGATTATCGGCGGGGTTTTGGTGTCTGGTCAGCGCACCGGCCTGCAAGCGTTGCTGGACGGTAAAAGCCTGTTCAATGCACAGCCGCGGCTGTTGATTGCGCCTGGGCATACGGCCAAGCAAGCGGTGGCCACCGCGCTCGATAGTCTGGCGCAGAAGCTGCGTGCAATCGGCATTCTCGACGGTCCTGGCACCACCGATGAGGCCGCCATGCTCTACGCCGATAACTTCGGCAGTCGCAATTTGTTCATGGTTGACCCAGGCGTGCAGTACTGGGACACCGACCTCAGTCAGACGGTTGATGCGCCGGGCTCGGCCTGGGCAGCGGGTCTGTTTGCCTGGACCGATGCTGAATATGGTTTCTGGGCGTCGCCGTCGAACAAAGAGTTCACTGGTATCACCGGTACGACCCGGGCTGTCGAGTACCTGGATGGCGACGAGACGTGCCGAGCCAACCTGCTGAACAACGCCAATATCGCGACGATCATCCGCGACGACGGTTATCGCCTGTGGGGTAACCGCACCCTGTCGAGTGATCCGAAGTGGGCTTTCGTCACCCGCGTTCGCACGCTGTTCATCCTCATGGATGCGGTGCAGGCCGGCCACAAGTGGGCGGTGGACCGCTCGATCACCAAGACCTACGTCAAGGATGTGACTGACGGCCTGGAAGCCTTCATGCGCGACCTGAAAGCCCAGGGCGCGATTATCAATTTTGAGGTGTACCCGGACACCGAGCTGAACACGGCCAGCCAGATCGCCCAGGGCAAAGTTTATTGGCGCATCCGCTTCACCGACGTGCCGCCGGCAGAAAACCCGAATTTCCTTTTCGAAGTCACCGATCAGTGGATGACCGAAGTTCTTGAAGCAGCCTAAGGGGCCTGGAAAATGATTCCTCAAACTTTGTTTAACACCAACCTGTTTGTTGACGGCGTGAACTTTTCCGGCGACGTGCCAAGTCTGACCCTGCCCAAGCTGACGGTTAAGACCGACGAGTATCGCGGCGGTGGCATGGCCGGTCCCATCGAGATGGCCCAAGGGCTGGAAAAAATGGAGCCGTCCTTTGTCACCAAGGGCGTGCGTCGTGAGTCGTTGAAGCACTTCGGCTTAGCCGATGGCTCGGCCTTCAACGCGACGTTCCGAGGGGCTTTCAGGGGGCAAAAGGGAGCAGTGACGGCCGTAGTTGCCACCATTCGCGGTTTGCTCAAAGAGGTCGACCTGGGCGACTGGAAGGCCGGTGATTCGGCGGAGATCAAGCACGCCGTTGCGGCGTCCTATTACAAGCTCGAAATCGACGGCCGCGTCATGTACGAAATCGACATGGTCGCAGGTATTCAAGTCGTCGACGGCAAAGACCAGCTTGCCGACATTCGCGCCGCACTCGGCCTTTAAGGGAATAGATCCAGATGAATCAAGCAACTGCTAAAAAAGTGCCGGCCTGGTTGTCGCTCAGCGCGCTGGCTGCCGTCGTGACGCTCACGCGTCCAAGCAGCGCCAACGGCGTGCTGGTCGAAACGTTCACCTTGCGTGCCCCGGTAGTGCGCGAAGTCCGGGCAGCCGACAAGGCGTCGAATGGTGATGAGGAACAGCGTGAGCTGATGTTGTTCGCTGGGTTGGCCGAGGTGGGTGTTAAGGACTTTGAAGGCCTCAAGCTGACGGACTATCGCCGTGTTCAAGCCGCCTATTCGCACCTGGTCCCCGAAACCGACTACACGGACGAGATGCCGTCGTGGTTGTCGGTGACCACCGATCAGGCCGTGGTGACGCTTTCCTGTCCGAGTGAAATTAACGGGGTGTCGGTCGATACATTGGCCCTGCGCTCCCCGACAGTGGGCGATGTGCGCGCGGCAAATCGAGACGCTACCGGTGATGCTGAGCAGCGTGAGCTGGTGTTGTTTGCCTCGCTGGCCGGCGTGCCTATTGCGGATCTGGAGGGCTTGAAGTTGGTTGATTTTAACCGCCTGCAGGCCGGCTATTTTCGCATGGACCAAGACGACGGGATTTGATCCTTCCGTCATAAAAATGGCCGCGAAACGTCTGGCGGCGGAAACCGGATTTTCAGCCGCCGAGATTCAGTCAATGCCGTTTGCTGAGATGGTGTGGTGGCTCACGGATTGAGCTGCCTTCGGTAAGGCTGTGCAAATGGGGGCCATGATATGGCGAACAAAATCGCCCTCGGGCTGGTGATCGGCGGCGCCGTCAGTTCGACTGTCGGTGCTGCGTTTAAAGATGTAACAGGGCGCATCAAGCGTCTTGAGTCGGAAGGCAATAAGGCGCGGGTTCTACAGCGCACTATCGGCGACACCATTCGCTTGCGTGACGAATGGAAGAAAGCACACGACAGTGGCTCGGCTGGGGCGTCCAAGCTGCTGGGCCGGTTGAATTCCAACCTCGACAGTTTGAAAAAACAGGGGATCGAGGTCGGCCGACTGGAGAAGGCCTACCGCTCTATGGGGCAGACCGCCAATAAAGCCGAGCTTAAAGCCCGGGGGCATCAGCAACTGGATGCTGGTAAGAACGGTATGAAAAGCACAGTCGGCGCCGCTGTTGTTGGTGTCGGCATGCTAGCTGTTCCGACCAAGGTCAGCGCGGACTTTGGGGCCATTGTTCGTGATATCGCGATCAAGGCTGGCATTGCCAACAAGCCTCA